GTGCTACAGCAAGGTGCGGTAGATGACTTGGCTTGATATAGTGCTTTGGTCTGCTGTGCCTTTAAACTATTTTTTTTGGATAGTTATTTATCCAAGGCTGGGAAATGAATGAGTACCAAAAACAAGCTGACAAATTCTTCAAAATATTTGCTCGACTTTATGTGGCATATCTGGTGGTTGGTCTGCTTCCTCACTTACCTGACGAGTTGGCGGGAAAAATTGTCGATAAACTTCTTGGAATGATTGGACTGTAATGCTATCTCTATTTTCTACACTTGGTGGTTTGCTAATTTCTGGCTTACCCAAACTCTTAGACTTTTTCCAAAACAAAGATGACCAAAAGCATGAACTTGCTTTGGCTAGGGTTCAAGTAGAGTTACAACTACAGATGATGGCTCAAGGCTTTAAGGCTCAAGAGCGTATGGAGGAAATTCGCACAGACCAGATTGCCATGCAAACAGATGCCCAGATGACAGAAGCTGCTTTGGCGCATGATGAGAAAATCATGGAAAAAGCAAGCACTTGGGTGGTCAACTTTGTGGGTACTGTAAGACCTATTGTGACCTACATCTTTATCTTTGAGTTGTGTGCAATTAACGCATGGATTGCATATTACGTTTACTCCAGACCTAGCTTAGTGACAAACATGGATGACTTAATTCGAGTTACTGACATTATTTTCTCTAGCGATGAAATGGCAATGCTTGGAGGAATTATCGGTTTTTGGTTTGGCTCACGTTCATGGGCTAAGAAATGAAAATCAGCGAAAAGGGCGAACATCTGATGCACTTCTTTGAAGGCTACAGGAATAAGCCTTATCGTTGCTCTGCTGCGATTTGGACTGTTGGATGGGGTCACGCTATGTATGCAGACCAATTAAACCTGCCAAACGTGCGTAAAGAGGGTTATACAGGTCTTATCAGGTCTGACTATCAACTTAAGGGGGAAGATAATCGTGTATGGTCAAAAGAGGAACTGGTCAACCTTTTCAAGATGGACATCGATAATTTTGAACGTGGTGTTCTTCGACTTTCTCCTACTCTTGTTAGTCATCAAAGCAAATTCGATGCTGTTGTCTCTTTTGCGTACAACGCAGGGCTAGGCAACTACCAAAGGTCAACCATTCGGATGAAGGTTAACAGGGGTGATTGGGAGGGTGCTGCCGAGGCTTTTATGTCGTGGACTAAAGCAGGTGGCAAGGAAGTAGCAGGGTTGGTAAAGCGTAGAAAAGCAGAAGTGGCTTTGTTTTTAAGCTAATTCTTTGACAAAAACTCCATCTTGATTAAGATAACCTTTTCTGTTTTTAATCTCCTCGTATGCGCCTTTAAAGCACTCTACAAGGTCTAAATCAGCACAAGCACAACCCATTACTAGGGTTACAAGAATATCTCCGTATGCGTCTGCCATTTCAGCACGATTACCATTTTCGATTGCGCCTAGCAATTCATTGACTTCTTCAACAGTTTTCCATGCTTGGGCTTTTGCTGTGCTATTCTGGACGATTCCTCTTGCTTCACCCCATTGGATGACTTTTATTTCTACATCTGCATAAGACATAACTATCCTTTTGAGTTTGCGAATTCGTACCACATAACGTAAAAGTCTTTGAGGAAATCAAGCCCCTCTCCTACCTTTACACATCGTCCAAGAACGACTTGGAACACATCTCCAACTTCAGTTTCTCCGTCTGTGTTACCAATAATAACTAACACAGTAAATTTAGGAACTTGAGCAAAAGCCTTTAACAACAATTGCTGACCAGTAGCCATGTTCTCGTTGGGTTTCTTCCACTCTCCAATTAGGAAATGACCTTTCCTTTCGCAAATCATGTCTATGTTGCTAGGCAGGAAATGCGTATTAGTGGGAATCAACCCTTGGAAATCACGAAAGTCCGTATGAGTTGCATACGGATTTCTCATCGTTTGCAAGGCTTACCTAACTCGTCTAAGGGGTTCTTGGTACTTCTCAGGTGGTGGTGGCAGCATCTTCTCTGAGGGTGGTGTCCAGCCAAACTTTCTCCAAATAGCCTGAACATCAGACCCTGAAGACCATACGAAATCCTTGTTTGGCACAGAGGGGTAGCTAATTTTGGAATAAGGTGGTTTTTCAATCATTTAACAGCTTTCATAATTCGTTGATTTCTGCCAAATTTGCCACGTTTGACACCAGTAACTTCAATAAATCCCTTGTCTAGCAAAGCACGATACCTTGCTGTTATAGAGGAATATGGATAGTTTGGATACATCTCTAGTATCTCATCAGAAATACACCCCTCTGGAAAGCCCTTAATAGCCTCGTAAACGATTTGTTCTAGCTTGGTGCTATCAACTGCTTGCGCTGCTTCTACAGAGGTTTGTGGGCTGTCTTTGCGTACCAACTTAAATGGTGGAGAGCCAAAGAACTTCTCTACTGCACCGCCAAACCATATCTTATCTAAATTCATTACTTTCTCCTTGAGGTGAGGGGAAGACTGCTCGTCTGCAAGCTAGGAAAATCCTTTGCACAGCCCTCCCCTCGTTAACATTAAATTTTAAAAAGGCGCATCTTCAAAGTCATCCTTTAGTGAACGCTTTGTAGGCTGCTTAGCTTCTTTTTGGTCTTTAGCTTTTATAGATAAAGACATGAATTTAGCACCATCCTTGCTTTCTTTTAGCCATGCGCTAATCCAAAAATCTACACCCTCTACATTGAGTGAGCCTTTGTAATGAGGAAACTTCTCATCATCTCTGCGCTCATTCTTAAATAATGCGCCTCTGTTTTCATTATTGTATTCCATGATTAACCTTTCGCATTTTTCAATGCACTTCTTACTTTACTAGGAAGTAAAGTCCATAGAGCAATCTTTTGTTCGCTATCTAAGTTCTCTGCTTCCAACTTCACCCAAGCTGTCTTAGGTTCTTCTTTCTCACAGATAGCAATTAACTCTATTGCTAACTCTCTGAGATAATTTTGTTCGTCTTCTGGGATGTTATCCATTGCGCCTTGTGTGGGCGTGATGATTATCTTTTCTTCCTTGATGGGCGCAGAGGAATCCAAAGCGTCATGCTCAACGATTTCCATTGCCGTCATCCAGAGATACCTGCGCTGATATGTTTCTACTGCACCAAGATTTTGGATAGCGTGTGCGCCTTTTAGATTAGCTTCTACCATTGGTGAAGTAATCACAATGTTAGTGCCATCATCTACGTCTGTGATTGTAAGACTTGCATAGTCTGTATCGTATGAGATAACTCCGCACAATCCTTGACCATGAAAAATCTCGTTGATTTGTGGGAGAAAGTCACCCAATTCAAAGTAGTAGTAATTACTAAATTTATTGTGACCTGACTTCTTGAGTGCCATTTGTTGCAAGAACATTCTTGCTTGCATTAACTTCTTGTGTACCATTTCAATTTCCTTTACTTAAATATTCTTCAATCATTGCTTCTTTGTCTTCATCGTATAAAAACTCAAAAGGGATAAAGTGGTTTTCTGAGCAGCAAACATATTTGTCGCCCTTGGGTTCTGTGCAGTAACAGCAGTAGTCATCATGTGACAAGTCTTTGATAGCATCTTGGCGTGTCATTAGCCTCTCCAAGCTAAGAGGACACCGATACCGCCAAAGATAACGATGGCTAATACATACTCAACTAGCGTCTGAATAATCTTACTTTTCATTTGGTTCTCCTTAAAGTAGGGGACTAAGCCCCTTGTTGATTTATGCGGTTGTTGTTTCTTTTTGCATTGCTTCCCACTCTGTCAGGCTAACAATCTTGTAATTTTTGTGAAACACATGACCTTTGGTAACATAGATAACAAATTTAATTGCTTGGTTAAGTGTCAAAGGCTTTGTCTTAACTGACCATGTATTGTCATAGTCACTAAAGCTAATTACTAATTGGTTTTTTGTCCATGAAGTTGTCATTTTGATTTCCTTAATTGCCCGCCTACGAATTGTTGCGGGTTGAGTGAAGTATAGCAAACTAAACAGGCTAAACAAGCTATTTATCTAGGTGTTTTCCCTAAAAACAACAAATAATTTCTTTGCTATACTGTTTAGATGGATAAACAAACTGCTATCACACTTGCTGGCTCACAGAGTGAGCTTGCTAGAATACTTGGAATAAAAAGGGCTGCTGTCTGGCATTGGAAGACCATCCCTCCTTTACGAATTTATCAACTAAAAGAACTCAGACCAGAGTGGTTCAAATGACACAAGAAGCAGTTATCAGATGCCTACAAAATGGCGCACTTACATCTTACCAACTAGAGGATTTAACAGGCATTCCAAGGCTACACATTGCAGCTGCTTGCAAACATCTTTACCACAAGAAAAAAATCACAGTTGAAAAGGTCAAGATGGGACGTTCTTGGGTGTGTCGGTACACGCTAGAGCCACACATGATTGAGGCTCAAAAGTCTGCCAATGATGAGCCTTATGACAAGTTAAACCCTTTCGACATTCGCAATGCCAAGGGTATCTTTTCTAAGGCTGAATATGCGGTAATGAACGCCCAAGCTAAACGATTGCTTGGCAAATCATTTTCAGAAGATATTACAAACAATCAATTTATTTGATACAATGTTTTGAAACACGGCTAGTTCGGACTAATTACCCGATACGAAAAGAGAAGTCTCCCCTCCTGCCGCAGTTTCTTTTTGGGAGAATTGGAACATGAGACTACTATGCACTACTACAAGTTCAATATTGCCGACTATCGGAAAGACACTGGTCATCTTTCAACGATTGAGCATGGCATCTACCGCCAGTTAATAGACTGGTATTACCTTGATGAACAACCCATACCAGAAGAAACCCAAGTGGTTATCAGGCGGTTACGTCTGGGTTCTGATGAGGTTATTTTTCTTCAAAATGTTTTGTCAGATTTCTTTGTTTTAGGCAAAACAGGGTACACACACAAGCGCATTGAAGTAGAAATTAAAGACTACTCTGAGCAAGCAGAGAAAAATAAGAACAATGGAAAGCTAGGTGGTAGGCCAAAGAAAACCCAAGTGGTTATTTCTGGGTTGCCAGATGAAAGCCAAAATAACCCTAACCATAAACCACTAACCACTAACCATAAACCAAAGAGAGAGAACGCAACTAGCGTTGCTTGTCCTCCAGATGTTTCACAACAAATTTGGGATGATTGGGTAGCCTTGCGTAAAAGCAAAAAAGCACCGATTACCCAAACTGTTTTGAATGGTGCTATCGCTGAAGCAAAAATACTTGGTTGGCCTTTGGAGAAGTTTTTGGCTGAATGGTGCAGTCGTGGTAGCCAAGGTTTAAAAGCAGAATGGATTGTTAAAGCAAACCCTGCTGACAGAGTAAGGCTCACAGTTCCTAGCAGAAATGAGCCTGACCCTGCTTTGGAAAAGATTAAAGCTGATGCAAAAAAGGCTGCACCTATTCCGCTTGAAGTTTTGGCAAAGATGGCTGAGTTGCGGAGAAAAGCATGAAAGTATTGCCTATCAACGCATTTGAAGTTGAGCCTTGGTTGCTTGAAAAACATTATGCCAAGCGTATGTGTCCAATATCCTATGCTTTTGGACTTTACATTGATGAGCAATTAGTTGGTGTTGTCACTTATGGGATGCCAGCTAGTCCTAATCTTTGCATGGGTGTTTGTGGCTTTGATTACAAAGACAAGGTTTTAGAACTTAACAGACTTTGTTTAAATGATGGTGTTAAAAATGGGGCTTCATTTTTGGTAAGCAAGAGTTTACAAATGTTGCCAAAACCCACAATAGTTGTTTCATACGCTGATACAGCTATGGGTCATGTTGGTTACATCTATCAAGCCAGCAATTTTCTGTTTACTGGAACAACAAAAGAAAGAACGGACATGGCTGGTGAGGATGGAAAACATAGCAGACATAGCTTTGGTAATTCTGAAATAAGAGTTAACAGAAGTGCTAAACACCGATATGTTTATTTTGTCGGAAGTAAATCACAAAAACATAACCTGTTAAACCAATTAAATTACGAAGTTTTGCCATATCCAAAAGGTGATTCTCAAAGATATGACTCAGGCACTTCTGTAAAAACACAACAACTTTTATTTGTATGAACTTTCAATGGCCTACAAATGACTCCAGCAGAATTAGAACACTTCAAAAATTGCGAAGCCCAAGAGTGGATACGCAGGTACAACCAAAAGAAATCGACGATTGGCTCAAGCAAAGCGTTGCTCTGGTGGCAGGGTGTGTTAGGGGACTTGCAACGAATCAGAGGCGAATCCGCTACTTTG